TCAGCATTTATGCACGGATCAAGTACATATAGTGGATTCGGTACAGACAATGAGAGACAAGTATTACCTAGATAATAATGTCTAAGACATTAGGATGGGGCTTCGGCCCCTCCTAGTAGTTAATTTATTAACAACACAACATGAAATTTGAAATTACACAATACACAGACGGTGATAGAAAGATTGTTGAAACAAGTATAGTGGAGACAGAAGAAACAATGGAGCAACTTCTACGACACTTACATATAATCAGCGTAGTGCCAGTGAAAGAAACAAAAGAAGTTAAAAAGGAAGTTAAAAAAGGAAAGAAGTAGAGTATGTTAACAACACACGAAAAGATAAGGACTGAATCAGGTTTTCAGCATTTCTTTACAAGAGTGCCGTTTGCTAATAGTCCAGATGGAGGGTCTACGACTTTCTTTCTAACAACTGATGATAGAGTTAAGCTAGTCCCTAATTTTGGGACTGGTGTTACTGTTGCAGGGGTTAGTGATATTGAAGTGTGGTCAGGATCTTCAGGTACATTTGGAGCTTCTAGAATGAACGTATCCTCAATAGACGTAGATACAGGAGCTGTTACATTAGATGCAGCACCAGACGCAGGTATTTCATTAACAGCGGAGTATGCAAGTTCTCCCATTGATTCTAGACAAATAGAGGATATGAGACTACAAGCAGAGTCTATAGTTAATCAAAGACTAGCAGTGTGTTATGAGTTACCTATTACACCAACACCATCAGTACTAACAAGTCTGACTAATAGATTAGCTTCAGCATTACTCTTAATAAGGAATTACGGAGTAGTAGCAAGTGAATCCTCAGTTGATGGGTACGCTTTATACGAACAATTACTAGGAAAGAACGAAAAGGAATATACAGATGCAGGCGGTGCAGGAATATACCAAAGAGGAGAGATTGGAATGATATGTACAAGAGACTACGTTTTGATTGATGATAACGGAAATATTATACCTAGAAAAGATATAGGTAATATAAAGGACGGAGTATTGTTTGCTGATGGGGGAAGAATCCCAGGTAGGCTATACGATATTACAGAAGAGAACGTAAGGTTTAAAGAAAGCCAATTAGACGCAGATAGGAGACAGGCAGGGAGTGCTGATAAGTCAGTACCACCAGTACAAGGTTAAGCTCATTTAAAAATATTATATGGCAGAGTTAATTTTCAACAAAAGAGACTTGAAAAGACTTTCTACAAAATTAAAGAAGCTGACATCGGAAATGCAAGACTTTAGAATACCTTTAAAGAAGTCTGCAAAGATTATAGAGAATGAATCAAAGAGAAATTTTGATAGACAAGGATTTCTATATAATGTCTCATGGAAGCCTTTGAGTGCTGGTACAAGGAAGCAGAGAGCCTCACAGGGCTATCCAGCTAATAGACCGATACTGGTGAGAAGTGGTAAATTAAGGGATTCTGTTAAGACTAAGTCTGTATCACGAGATACAGCAACTGTGGTTAATCCTACGAGTTATGCACCGTACCATCAGTTTGGTACAGGTAAAATACCTAAGAGGACTATATTAAGTTCTTCTAGTAAGTCGAGGGCGGCCATAGGAATAGTATTTGGTAATTATGTAGGTAAAATAATTAAGAAAGTGTTTTAATGGATAGAATAATAAGAGCATTGCTCAAAGATTTAGAAAACGTGTTAGGCCCTAAGGGTAGTGGGAAGGTAATTCATTACTACTATGGGAAACCCGATGAAATGCCACAGAACGTGTCAACTAACGGGGCTATATTTATACAGCCAGTTGTTACAGATAGTACACCAGTAGCTACAGGTTTAAGAGATAGAATAGAAGATAACCTAGAAATAATTCTTGTTAAGAGTGCTAGGGTACAGCGATATCAGAAGGCTGATGAGGCTGACGGAATAGCATTTTTAACCAGGGTTATGTCAGGAACAGATAGTAAGGGGCAAAGACTTACCGATACAGTGTTGTATACGGTGCGTACAAACTTCCAGGACTACGGTGAGAGGCAACCCAATTTGAGTATAGCTTGGAATGACGACAGGTTTAACCAGTCAGACATAGTGACTGCAACAATGACAGTCACACAAGAGAATATTCAGAATCAGGGAGTTAGTTAAATTATTTAAAAGAAGTCGATGGCAAATTTATTGGCATACAAAGATCTCGGTATTGAAACTGAGAGTTCATTCGGTGCGTCTACGGCTGGAACAGCAACAAGGTTGCATGTGGCGTCTGTTGGGATAGAGCTTAACCCTAACAAGGAGCTGGTTGAGGACACCAGTGGTACGCCAAAAGGCCGTGACAGAATAGTAGCACGTAGAAACGATATAGAGGGAGACATAACAGGTTTTGGTACTCCAAGAAGTTTACACCATATGTTTGAGTTAGCATTAGGTGAAGCAGGTAGTTCAGTCGCATTAGGTACAGCAGCAATCATTACTTACAATCAAAATACAAGTGGTAGTATGATTTCTAAAACAATTAATGTAGACAGAAACAACAGTCAAGAGAAGTTTTCAGGAGTTAGAGGAAAGTCTTTAGAGCTAACAGCATCTGATGACCTTCTAGAGTTCACAACATCTGTACTTGCACAAGCAAGAGCAAATGGAGTTGCATTACCAGACAACGTAGTAGGAGAAACAGTTCTTCCATTTACGTTCTCAGATATAACGGCAACAATACACCAAGGGGCAACCTACGGGGCAGAAGGAGTTGAATTAAAACTTAATGAATGGAATCTAACATACGACAACGGATTAGAAGGCACACACCAATCAGGATCAAAGGCAATTTCAAGATCAGATCTAAGTATACCTACAGTAGAGGGTAGTATGACTATCTTCCACGAGGGAGCAAGTTGGGTAGACGCAACATACGGTTGCAGTGAGTTCTATGTAAGGTTTGAAGCAACATTACCATCATGTGCAGGATTGATTGACGGTGTTACACCTTATCTACTTAGAATAGACACACCAAGGGTACAATTGACAACAAACACTAGAAACTATGAACAAGCAGCCTTACAGGTTGAAGAGATCAAGTTTATGGGAATGTTCGATAACAGTGCAGCAGGTACAAGTGCATTGATCGTACCAAGTTTAACAGTCGGTACTGAATTTTAGTACATAAGTATGCTCACTTGATTGGTCATTCGCAGGTGGGCATACTATAATAAACTGAATGACTGAATGACTAATTTTTTATAATTAAAAGAATGGATAAATCTAAGATACCAACAGTTAAATTCGAGGTTGGAACAACAGAAAAGTTTGAAGTAGAAGCTTATAAATGGCTTACACAAGAAGAGGATGATCGCTATAATGATATTCTCATGGGCAATAAGGAGTTTGAGTTTGATGTCGAAGCTAATAAGGACAATGAAAAGAGTAGTACGCCAAAGACAACAATGTCTATTTCTATGTCTAAACTAGCAGACTCTAGGAAGTTCTTAATAGAAACCATGTGTGTGAATCTTAAATGGGAAGACTTCAATGTCTTACAACAACCAGTGAGGGAAGAAATACAACAGAAACTCGAAGCAGTAAGGACACCAGGAAAAAAATAATACCCCTTAGGGAGTTTATTAAATTCTGGGAAAGAGGGGAGAAGACTAAAAACAAGGAACTTACTGAATTTATTAATATGGTAAGGATTCTGGAGATGTTTAAGGGTTGGGATTACTATACATACAAGGCTCAACCAGTACACTTTTTAAATAATCTCTTTGGGTATTTAGATTCTGAAAGTCAATACCGAAAGAAGAAAGAACAATAATATGCCACAAGAAACGGTGCAAGTACAAATAAAATTAACAGGAGTAGACCAGGTCAATAGAGACATGGGTAAGCTACAGTCAGGATTAGGTGGGAAGTTTTCTAAAATAGCTGGGAAAGTTGCAACAGTCGCTAAGGTGGCTGCTGGTGCTATTCTGGCGGTAGGTGCTGCCTCTGTAGCAGTTGGTACAATGGCGGTTAAAAGTGCAGCACAGCTCGAACAGCAACGTATTGGATTCATCACACTACTTGGAAGTGCAGAAGCCGCTGATAAAGCATTAGAAAGAATCAAAAAAGACGCAAAAGCAACACCATTTGAATTACCAGGACTCATAGCAGGAAATAAGAGACTTATATCTACAGGCATAGAAGCAGAACGTGCTGCTGATATAATTCTTTCATTAGGAGATGCTATCTCTGCAACAGGAGGTTCACAACCAGAATTTGATAGAATGATAACTAACCTACAGCAGATTAAAAACGTTGGTAGAGCATCTGCAATCGATATCAAACAGTTTGGGTTTGCAGGTATAAACATCGTCGGTTTACTAGCGGATTCTATGGAAAAGACTACGGCTGAAGTACAGGCATTAGTGACAGCAGGTAAAATAGGTTTTCCAGAGGTAGAACAGGCACTTAAGAATGCCTCTAGTGAAGGCGGAGACTTCTTTAATGCAATGCAAGATCAGAGTCAAACGCTTAATGGAATACTTTCTAATGTTAAAGACACTATAAATATACTCTTGGCAGACTTTGCTACAGAGAGTGGTTTGTTAGATGCCGTGAAAGTGGTAGCACAAGGACTGCTTTCATTCTTAGAAAAGGCAGCAAGTGGGGCTACAGGTGCAGTAGAAAATATGAAGATAAAGTTTAACGAGTTTATGAACTCAGAGTTTATGAAAAATGCAAGGCTGTTTTTTAGTGCAATATTTGATGGAATGAAATCAGCAGTCGAGGGCTTTATGCTTGTGTGGAATCCTATTTGGGATACAATGATTGAAATATGGCAAAACGTTCTTAGACCAATGTTTATAGAGATTAAGAGGTTGATAATAGAAATGTTTGGTGAAAGTGTAGCTGAGGGAGAAGAGTTTAAAAGGATGATGGAAATCATAGGTGCTTCTATTGCAATTGTAGTTGGGGGTATTGTATTGGCAATCGCTGGACTTATATTGATATTCGGAACGTTGGTTAAATCATCACTCGAGAGGACAGCGAAGGTTAAGGCGACATTCGAAAACTTAAAAGAAGGCATCAGGAAAGTTGTATTTGCAGTTGGGTGGTATTTTAAGGTATTGCTACCTCAAGCTGTAGCTACTGGAGTAAACAAGATAAAAGCTTTCTGGATGTCTATACCAGCTACAATAAAGAGGGTTGCTAATTCTATAATATTCTATATGGAAAGAGCTGTAAATTCAGTTATAAGTGGATTTAATGGTGTTGCGGAAAGTATTCCAGGAGCACCTACATTCCCACTTGTAAAATTCCCAAGATTTGAATCTGGAGGAATTGTAGGAGGAAGTTCTACATCTGGAGACAAGGTTTTGGCTAGAGTTAATAGCGGTGAAATGATACTTAATAAGGCTCAGCAGTCTTCATTATTCAGAATGTTACAGGGGTCTGGAGGTCAGACAGTCAATATGGGTGATATGAACTTCTCACAACAAGGTGCTCCAATGCAACAACAGAACTCGTTTATTAATTTATTAACTAATATATAATGGCAACACAAAGAGGCATATTTATAAATGATAGATTCTATAACTACATAAGTGGTACATTTAGAGAGTCTTTCAATCTAAAAAACTCTGTTAACGAAACTCAAGGAGATAGAACATTCTCAGTGCAAGGTCGTAGTAAAGAAGATTTTGCAGTTACTATCAGATTAGAAAATGAATACGATGTCAGGGACGGGGAAGCAGTTGTAGGGTCTACAACATGGTTAGGAGTGTCTAGATTAGCAGACTTGAAGTCTTATCTAGGTGCTACAACAAACCTTCCATTTAATTTAGTAACCCCTTATGGTGTAACCTATTCGGTAATACCTACTGGGACTCCAAGTTTAAGCATATTCAATGCTGATAATCCTAGTACAACAAGTGTAGAGCCAGATATGAATCTAAGTTTCGCAAGTAAATAACATGCTTACAGGAACAACCTTATTACAACTCGCAGGTACAAGTAACCTTGTTACACCTTTCATAGAAGCAGAAATCTCTCAAAACTATATGAGGGGTAATGTCACTGGTATATCTTTGGGTACAAATGACCGTGCAAATGGGTCGTTTGTGTTTGGAGGTAGGTTAATGATACATACAACTAATTCTTCTGGAGGAAGTAGAGCCTGGAACATACACGATACTGTAGATATAACTTCTGGATTCACGACAATGAGTTTCTCAAGTCTTGGGTTTATGTATAAGAATGGAGTCACATTAGAAAACTATTTCACATCAGGGGGTGTCAGTGATGCAGGTGGGTTATTAGGTAAGGTAGCTTCAGCTGATGGTCTTAACTGGGGTGCTACATCAACCCTACTAGCTAATATAGGACTATACAGTGACCTAAGTGTCGTATCACCGACACAAATATACGGTGCAGACGTTAATGGAAGAATAGCATCCTTTGTAAATAACGGGGGTTGGGGTGTTACTATCATAGATAGATTCCCAGTCATAGAACAATTAGGAGCATTCAAACTGAAAGGTAGGGACTTTGTAAGTATAAGTAGAGCAGTTGATGGAGTAAAGACAGTAGAGGCAAATGAAACAGATGGTACTGCATTCTTTAGAAAGAGAGAGTTATTTAGTAAGGTATCGGATAATGACAACGTTGTAACTACTTTTATAAACGGTGTCTCCAAATTGTATGGCTATATATATACAAAAGATAACTATATTGAGAATGTTGGTGGTGTTACTATTGCACAGGGTTCGGTTAGGTCTTATTTGACAGAAACAGAGGATGGAGTTGACTGGAGCAGCCCAAGATTATTAGATGAAAGAGACCCTTCTAGTGTTGACCTTGGTGTTATAACTCACACACAGTTTGGAGAAGGATTAACCAATAACACACATACATTATTTGCGATAGAAGCAGGGGCAACTCAGTTGTCTACAATCACATATGGAAGCAGTCAGTTAGATGTCTCAAATGATATAATAAGCTATACTAATAATGGAAATGACAGGATAAGTTTAATACTAGGCAACAAAAAATGAGTATAGTAAACCAATATACAGGAGCTACAGTTGAACGACTTGGTGGTACTTATTTAGACAGTAGGGCTATCGTAAACATTAAAGAAGGTTATGTATTAGGAGCTTCTAGACATTCTGTTAATCTTAATGGGTATAAAGTAGAGGATATGTCTAATTCTGGTGTATTCTCAGAGAGAGTTTCTTTGTCATTATCTAGTCCACTTACAGACCTTAATAGCAGAGCATTCCCTTATTCCATGAAAAGATCTAGTCATGAGTATCACTTTGAACAGTTTGATAATACAGATACGTTAAATCAGCATTGGTCTATTAACACAAACGATTATGGAGTTACTTATGATATAACCGAATGGGGATTAAGAAATAGATTACATATAACCTTCACAGAGGATAGTGATTTATATATGTCGTATACAAACAATCAAGACATTCCTGATGTTAGGGTAAGAACTAGGTTTAGAAGTACAGTAGCAGGAGTGACTGCATTCGTAGACTTCAGATTAGAAGATGGAGACAACTTTTACAGAGCAATTTATTCTACAAACAGTATAGCCATTAAGAGGTTCGCAACTATAGGGAATACAGTACTAGCAACTAAGGCTACTGGAGTTTCTATACTAGCAGACTCTGATTATGATCTATCGCTTGAGGTCAAAGATTCAAAAATATACACAGCAATATCAAAAGACTTAGTATCGTTTACTGGAGGTGCAAGTCTTAATATAGGGAATGATAGTAATAATGGCGTATACCATGAGTCTGGTGCTGTAAGGATAGGGTCACACGGGTCAGGAGATAAGGCAATTTGGAGTAATACAGAGGTTCTAGGGGTAGGAGAACAATTAACTTCAGAGTCCACAGCAAGGATAGCCTTAGGGGCTGGTGACATATTCAACACAGAGATATCAAATAGACTTGATGATGTATCTTTATTTTCCGCTTCAGCAGGTTCTAGTTGGACACTAGGTACAAGCAATGATGTTTACCTAATGAATAACGGAGGCGGTACTACTGTGTACCATCAATATGCAGCCTCAGGAATAACATTAAAAGATTTTGTCTTTGAGGTTTCAGTAAGCGGTTCTAGTGGAGACAAGCCAGGGATAATGTTAAAGAGTCTTGACACAACATCAAAGTATGTGGGGTGGCATCAGATTGATAAAGGGGTGTTGACTGGTAATTATACAACGAGAATGTCTAGTAACGGGGCATCGGTTACTGACAATATTGCTAATTATATTGGTCTTGATGGTGGTAAAGATTATAGACTCAAAATGATTAAGGAGGGTTATAGGCTAAATTGGTATGTGAATGATTTACTTGCCATGTCAACAACAGGTAGCTCATTAATGTCTCAGTTTGAGTTTTCAGAAGTGGCATTAACTGCAAGGGCAGACGTTGCAACAGGAACGACAACTAGATTCTTCAATCCAAAGATAAGCTCGTTAGACACACTCGTGGATGATGTACAGATAGAAACAAACACAACAGCATCTTCTATACTAAATAGAGCAGTACCATCAGGGTTTGCTTCTATATGGTCTGGTGATAAGGCTTCTATATTTGAGATAGGATCCTCTAGAGGTAGTGCTGCAATAGATAACTACATTGTTGATTCATCTCAAGATACTTCCAATAACAGGGGGTCTGATTACCAAGAAGTCTATGGAAAAGGTACTGTAGTTGGCCTAATAGAAAATATAGATACAAGGGTAAGCAATCAAGTGGATAAGTCTAGAATTAAGCAGATTATTGACAATGATATGTCCTCAGCAAACCAAGCACAGAGATTATACAGAGGTGATTTAAATACAGTAGAAGAGAGTTCAGACATACAGAGCATTAGTATACTAGGTAGGCCTACACTAGAGAAGTACGATCTTGTAGACTATATAGATTCAGGATTAGGGGTAAGCTCTAGACGTATGGTTGCAAGTACAAGTAGGGTCTTTTCATCAGCAGACGGAGGTTATATAAATAATTTACAATTAATAGGAATATCAAATGGTAGATCAGTCAGATAGCAATAAAATAAGAAATGCCTTTACGAAGGCAGTTGGTAATGTAACTCCTGGAGTAATCAAGGATAAAAGTAATAACATAAGAACTGGTCGTATAACCAAGGTATCAGCAGACACGAAAACAGTCAGTGTTGATATTGTAGGTTCTTCTCAACAATTAACAGGTATCTCACTTCCTACTCATTTAGAGATAGTTAATGTAGGGGATTTAGTAGTGATAGTTTCAAATGATTCTAGAATACAAGGTGGTAACTTTATACTTGGAACATACGCTTCTCTAGGTCAAACTTCAGACGCCATACACGACAATGTATCTAATGAAATAAAGGGTATAGAATTAAAAGCTTCTCCAGACAATACAGACTTTCTAATAATCGAAGATTCTGCTGATAATAATAAAAAGAAATCAATACTGCTTTCAGCATTACCTGGAGGGGGTGGTGAAAAAGGAGACACTGGAACTACTGGAGCGACTGGAGTACAAGGAAACGATGGAGACACAGGAGTAGGAAATACTGGAGTGGATGGAGACACAGGAGCAGGTGTTCAAGGTGATACTGGTGCGGACTCTACGGTTCAAGGAGACACAGGAGTTGGCGACCAGGGAGATACAGGAATTGGTGACCAAGGAGACACAGGCATTGGCGACCAAGGAGATACAGGAGCTGATTCTACCGTACAGGGTGACACGGGAGACGATGGAGATACTGGAACTAATTATCCGTGGGAAGGTGCGTGGCTAACTGCAACAGCATACGCACTAAACGAAACAGTAGAAAATGATGGTAGTGGATATGTATGTATATTAGCTCATACTTCAGGAGATGAAGATGACGAACCAGGAGTAGGAGCAGACTGGGAAACATATTGGGGATTATTTGTTGAAAAAGGTGATACGGGGGTCGGTGATAGTCTAGTAGCGTTCAGTGCATATAGAAGTTCTAGTATAACCATTAACGGATTCACAAAAATAACTGCGAATACTGAGGTATATGACGAGGGAAGTAATTATGATAATGTAACAAACTATCGGTTTGTCGCTCCCGAAGATGGTGTGTATCACTTTGAGGGTGCTGTACATATTTTAAATATGACTAGTACACAAAAGATTATCGCCTCACTATATAAAAATGGAACAGAGTTTAAGAGGGGAGTTGAAATGTTACCTGGGTCTACCTCTAATCTGGGTGTGAATGTGTCTGCAGATATCTTATTGAATGCGACAGACTATGTAGAACTTTTTGGATTTTCCAGTTCATCTAAAACTTTAAATGTAGCCTCTAAATTAAGTTACTTTATGGGACACTTAGTAGGTACTACTTAATATAATATAACCAACTATGGCAGTAACCACAAATTGGACAAATGCAACGACCTCGCTAAATGATTCCAGCGTTGGTACGATTGCTTGGGCTAATACAAATAACGTATTTACAAGTAACGACAGCTACGCCATAGCAGCTAATGTGGGAGGTTCGGTTAATACATTCATTACCAATGCTGTGAAGATCGGTACGTTTGGTTTTGGTTTAGCTTCCAGTACTATAGAAGGCATTCAGGTTGATGTGGAAAGATTTATCACATACGTTAGTGGTGGTGGTAGTTTCGGCACTCCAAAGACTAAGACTCAATTAATAGATGCAGACGGTAATCCTATCGGCAACGTGAAAGAACTGCAAGTAGGTGGTTCTGATGACTCTTATATATCGTTTGGAGGAACATCGGATTTATGGGGTTGGACTCCAGGCTTCTGGGATATTAATGATGCTGATTTTGGTGTGAGGATATGGAATGAATGGACAGTCAGTAGTGGTGATATTGTGTTTGATTTTAAAACTGACCATATCAGGATGAAAGTTACATACACAGCACTAGACGGACATCATCCAATGCCATCATTTCGGCCTAACTATTAATCTGATATAATATAACTATGAACAAATGGGAACAAGCACAAGAATGGGAAAAAAACTGGTGGAACTCGTGTGCTAATACGGTTTGGAAGGATGTTAAACAAATGGAACTGGTCCCATACCTAGGACTTAAAATAGTACCTAATGCTTACACTCAATACAGGATTCCTATGAACAGAGAGAGGATCTTAGACATAGGTGGAGGCCCTTCATCTATACTACTCAAGTGTGAAAACATTAAAGGATATGTTAAAGATCCTTGTGATTATCCTAAATGGGTAGGACGAAGGTATAAAGAGTGTGGTATAGACTACGAGAAGGTTAAAGGAGAGGACATTAAAGACGGAGAGTATGACGAAGTGTGGATTTATAACGTACTTCAACACACAGAAGATCCAGAGAAGATTATCAAGAACGCATTAAGGATTGGTAAGATTGTTAGATTATTCGAGTGGATAGAAACAGGAGTTAACGTAGGACACTTACACTCCTTTACACAGGAACAATTAGAGAGGTGGCTAGGAGGAGAAGGTAAAGTATATAACCTAAACAGTAACGGATTACATGGTCAAGCATTCGGAGGTGTCTTTCTTGGAAACAAGTATGATACCAAGACAGAAAGATAAATTCAGAGTTCACTTACTAGGATTGGTACATCTACCAGTTAGTGAGAAGTATATGGGCTGTGCATTTACGCAAAAGATCGTCAAAATGTCTAAAATGCTACTCGCTCAAGGACATGAGGTTTACTTATACGGAGCAGAAGGAAGCGACGCACCTTGTACGAAATTTATTGAAACCCACTCATTAGAGGATATAAGAGACGAATGGGGTGAGGGAGATAATAGGTTTGATATAGGGTACGGCTGGAGGGGCGGTATGTTCAGACACGACATTAATAAGGAAAAAACACCAACTACATTAAAGTTTTATTCAAATACTATTCTGGAAATAGGTAAGATTAAAAAGGATGACGACTTCTTAATGGTAATGCAAGGGTACTACCATAAACCGATAGCAGATGCTTTAGATATGTTTCTCACTATGGAACCTGGTATAGGGTATAGAGGGAGTGTATCTAAACTATCTAGTGGTAGAACAGTATATAGGGGGTTTGAAAGTTCTTATATAATGAATTTCACATACGGTAGGGAAAATGCTACAGCTAAACAATCAGCTAACGGTGCTTACTACGATAGAGTGTTTCCTAACTACTTTGATGATAAAGACTTTACTTATAGAGAAAAGAAAGATGATTATTACTTCTTCATAGGAAGGCTAATACACCGTAAGGGTGTGGCTACAGCTATTGAAGCTACTAGAATACTAGGTAAGAAATTAATCATTGCAGGACAGATGGATGATAAAGAAAAGATTAATATGAATTATTCACACGTAGAATATATAGGGTATGTAGATCCGATAGAGAGGACTAAATTAATGAGTAAAGCCAAGGCCTGTTTCATTCCGACTACATACCTAGAACCCTTTGGAGGGACTAATGTAGAAAGTCAATTATGCGGCACTCCAGTACTAACAACAGACTTTGGGGCGTTCCTAGACACTGTAGAACAAGGCGTTACAGGATTTAGGTGTCATACATTATCAGACTTTGTAGAAGGGGCTAAACTTATTGAAACACTGGACCCTAAAAAGATACGTAAACACGCTGAAAGATACTTAATGGATAACGTTTCCTTAGAGTTAGAAGACTGGATGCGAGAATTATATCAAGTGTATCTATCTAGAGATGGTAAAGTAGGTGGATGGTCTTATTATAAAAAACAATAATCATGACAAAAGACCAAGAAAATGTATATAATAGAAGAATGGGAGACCAAATAGACAGTGGAATGACTGTAGTAAAGAATATGTTTGCTAGTAAGTTAGACAAGTCTGATAAGAAACGTACAGAACGATTTGATAAATTTGAAAAAGAACACATGTCAAAACTAGACCAGATACTTGAGATAGTAGAAACCAATTCGACAGATTTAAAAGACCTTAAAACTAGAATGGACGGCAACGTAAAGGACGGAGAGCCTAGCCTACCTAAGAGGGTTAAAATAGTAGAAGATAAACAAGTCAAAGACGATAAGGACAAGATTAAGTTTGTAGCCTTTTTAAGTGGAATAGGCACAGTAGTAGGATTTATAGGAGCATTAATACAAGATTGGTGGTTTAATAAATAAGTTTAGTTTCTAATACAATGAAGTTTTTTAATCCGTTTGGAACAGGTGCTATATGGATCAGCCAAACGTATCACGCAGGGTCAAAGAATATAGCCGTAGATATGGTTGGAGCTTTAATACTCAACCCGTGGTCAAAGTTATACGCAGTTGCAGATGGTAAGGTAAAAACGATTACAGGTATTCTTGGTGGATATTTAGCTTTGGATATAGATAATTCTAATATCAGAGCTTTGTATGTACATGGTGATAGATGGGTAGTTAAAGTAGGGCAACATGTTAAAAGAGGACAGCATATTGGATATATAAAGAACTTTACCCCTAAGCACTTACACTTAGGACTTCAATATAAACAAGGTTCAGGATACCCTAATCTAATGGACTACATGGACAGAAGTTTAACCTATAAAACTAAATACCCTTCAATAAGAGCCATATGGTGGAAAGATGGAGAGATTAATTGGAGTCTATTCAAAGACAAGAGTTACTTAAAAGAAGTTCCTAAATACACTAAAGGACAGAAGTTAGTGTTTCTAGCAGCAATGAACTATAGGAAACAAAATGGAGATAAGGACGGTAATATATCTAAGAACGCAGTTTGTGAATTAAAAGGTAACGGAGTATGGGGAACTATAGACGGTTATACAGGTTGGTGGTACGATGCAGACTTCCTAGACAAAACAGGAGGACAGATAGCAGACACTAAACTAAACACTACTACAGACAAGCCAGTCTCTAATATCGATTCTACAGTACCTAAACTACCTACACCATGTGAGGAGTATAAAAAAGAGATAGAACGACTA